CATATCACAAAACATATAGGAAATATTCATTTCAAGACATTCCAATTAACTACGACAATAAAGACGAAGAGTATAACGAATTACCCACATTAGATTGGATTACAGAGACTTTAGATAATGAGTTGAAGGTAAACCCTACCTTTTGGTATAATCACGGAATATACACCCTATATTTGGAACACAAGAAGTTAGAACAACTACACCGATTAACAAAGATACCAAAGTACTCATTAAGAATCACTTTAAAAGAAATGAAGGAATGGTTAAATTATAAATGGATTCAATATAAAAATTATGAAAATTAAAATAGAAGATACTAGTAAAGTAAAAGAGGAATTGGAGTTTGTCCCAATTGATACTCCACCATGCAGCACATGCAAAAACAAAAAAGAGGACAATGTTAAGTTCCAAAATTGGACAAAAGATGAAATGGATTTTGCAATGACCATAATTGATAAACACAATTTAACAAGAGAACAAAAACAATGGCTAGTTAATTTAAATAATAGGGTATTAAATGACAGAAAAACACTAGCTTGTGGTAAATGTTTTACCCAAGTTTTAAGGAATCTTAGGAACGCCTACAACAGATTGTATGGTGGTTAATTATAATTAATTAAATAAAGTGGGGGATTAGATATGAACAATTATCTTTTTCCCCATATTTATTTATATATAATCTTCATTAAGTTTAATAATAATTAAATTAAATCATAAAAAAGTAATGAGTAAGTCAAAGTTAAGGGGCGGAGCAAAAGCTCATCGTAAGAGAGTCCAAAAGAGAAACAACAACATAAAACAACAAGAACGAGAGATTGAAAGACTAAGAGAGAAAATCTATTTAGAAGCAAAAGCTCGTTATGAACAACAACAATCAGGTTCAACTGAAAATAATATTATGTCAGATGAAGTTAACTATAATGTAAGAACAGGAAAACAATTTTATTTCAAAGAAATAAATAATGACTAAAGTAAAAACACAAGACAACACATGGAACATTTCATAGCAGATGATGACCTTCCAATAGAACCACCAAGAAAGAAACCTGGTAGACCAGTTGGAAGTCACAAGAAAAGAATGAATGATGCTGAACGAAAAGCATTTATCAACGAATCAATTAGGGTTGTATTAGATGGTCATCTATCTTATACAGACTATGTAGATTTTTGTAAGACAAGAGAATTATCAGCCCCCCAAGCAAATGAGTATTGGTTAAAGATATGGGCTGTAATCAAGAAGAAGTTTGAATTGGAGAAAGACAAACTAATTCTTAAACATCTTCAAAAGTATTGGGATGTATATGAACAAGCGAAGAACAACGGAGATATGGGGAATGCAAGACAAACCCTCAATGACATTGCGAAGATGCAAGGATTGAATGAACCAGATAAAGTGCATGTTACAGGGACATCAATTAAATTAAACTTCGGGGAGACAGAATGATAGACATTAGAACGGGTGATTGTTTTGAATTAATTAAAGACCTACCAGATAACTCTGTTGATTTAGTTATCACATCCCCACCATATGCCGATATTGTCAATTATGGTAAAGATATTTCAATTAAGAAACCAAATGAATATTGTGATTGGTTATTACCTCTACTCAACGAGATATACCGAGTTCTAAAACCAAGTGGTAGTTTCATACTTAACATCAACGATAATTGTTCTAAGGGGTTAAGAAACCCATTCATTTACGAATTAATCTATAGAAGTCAAAAGGAAACCAATATGAAGTTCTATGACACATACATCTGGCATAAGATGAATGGTATACCAAATGGGTCAACAAAAAGATTTAGAAACAACACAGAGTTTATATTTCATTTTGTTAAGAACCAGAAGGAGTTGAAGTTCCATATGGATAGAGTATTACAAGAACCAAAAGAAGAAACCCAAAAAAGTATAAAATATCTAACAGGTTCAACTAATAAAACAAAAGAAGGTTATGTATTACCAAATAATAAAAGGGAATTACCTGAACTAGTTAGACCTGATAATGTATTTAGATTCCCGACAGCAGGAGCATCAAGAGACAATCATATTAAACACCCCGCTCCATTCCATAAAGATTTACCAACATATTTCATTAACTTACTAACAGATGAAGGTGATGTTATACTTGATGTATTCAGTGGAATAGGAACCACAGGATTGGGGTGTGAGAATAGAGATTATATTGGGTTTGAGATGAATGAGAAATATGCGGAGTTCAGTAGGAAAAGATTATTAGGTGAAGAATTGGAACAATGGTTAGTATGTCAATATGACATGAATGATAATCTAATTGCCTGTTATAAAAATAGGGATGAAGCATCTAGAGCCACTGGTATTGAGTCAGGTGATATAATGAGAACCTACAACAGAACCAAGTTTGAAAGTAGGGGTGGATTTAAATGGAAACTTGTTAACCCTAGAATTTATCAATATGATATGAATGATAAACTTGTTGGGATTTATCAATATTGGAGTGAGGTATCAAAAAAATATAATGTTGATACTGAAAGTTTAAGGGTTGATGGTGCTATGATAAGATTGAATGGTTATATCAATAAACTTGGTTATAAATGGAAATTAGGTGAAGAATTGGAACAATGGTTAGTATGTCAATATGACATGAATGATAACCTAATAGCATGTTATAAAAATAGGGATGAAGCATCCAAAGCGACTGGTGTAGAGTCAGGTGATATAATGAGAACCTACAACAGAACCAAGTTTGAAAGTAGAGGTGGATTCAAATGGAAACTTGAACGAAATGATATTATCAACCAGTATGATTTAGAAGGTAATTTTATTCAAACATTTAATACACTATTAGAGATTGAAAACTACTTTGGAAAACCTTGTGTGAATAACATTAAGAATATCTTAAGGGGATATAAAAGAAACTTTACCCTATGGGATTTTGAATGGAAATTAGAACAAAGATTAAATGATTAAAACAATATCAGTTCAAGGATTTACACCTCATCCAAAACAAAAGGAAATAATAGATGCCTGTTTAGATGAGAATGTTAAATACATTGTTGCCAATTGTGGTAGACAGGTAGGTAAGTCGTTTCTCGGTATTAACATTATATTGAAATGGTTATTAGAAGATAACAATTCAATTGGAATGTGGGTAGCCCCAATCTTCGCTCAATCCAAAAAGGTATTTCAAGAACTAGCATTATCATTAGCAAGTTCAGGTCTTACAAAGTCTGTCAATAAGTCAGATTTAACAATCACATTCATCAATGGGTCAATAATGTATTTTAGGTCAGCTGAGAGAGAAGATAACCTTCGGGGTAATACATTGACTTACCTTGTGGTAGATGAAGCGGCATATATCAAGAATAATGTGTGGAGTGAAGTATTAAGAGCAACCATCTTGGTTAAGGGTAAGAAGGTATTATTCTTATCCACACCCAAAGGAAGGAACTGGTTTTATGAAATGGCAATGAGAGGAGATAGTGAAGAATATCCACAATATAAAACAATTAAAGCATCATCATTTGATTCCCCATATATTAGTGAAGAAGAACTAGTTGATGCAAAGAACTCATTACCTGATGGAATATATCGTCAAGAGATATTAGCTGAGTTCTTGGATGATGGTGGGGAAGTGTTCTCATCATTGGAATTAACCAGTGTGTTAAGTTCATATCCCCCATTTGTATCAAATGAGAAGTATTATGCAGGATTGGATGTCGGTAGAGCAAATGACTATACAGTATTAACCATTCTAAATTCAAATGGTGATGTTGTTAACATATACAGACAAAGACAAAACTCGTGGAACATCATTGTTTCAGAAGTTGTTAAAGTATTAAAAACCTATAACGCCAGATGTATAATTGAGATTAATGGAGTTGGTGACCCCGTGTATGAACAGATTAAAAAACAATATTCAAATGTGGAACCATTCGTTACAACAAATGACTCAAAACAAAACATCATTGAAGATTTAATTATGACGATGAATGAGGATAAGATTAAGTTACCCTCTAAAGAACTAAATCCTGACCTCTACAAGGAGTTAAGTGCTTTTACATACGAATACTCACCCAAGACAAGAAGAGTTAAATACGGAGCTCCTAATGGATTTCACGATGATATGGTAATGAGTCTAGCAATGGCGAATGAATGTTTAAAAAAGAAAATAAACTACGGGAAGTATGTCGTTAGATAATGTGTATAAAAAAATTAAAAAAGATATTTTAAAGTAGTATGGAGAAACAATATGTTAAATACAAAGGGAAGAGTTATCTAATCAATGAACCAACTATTGAAGATTGGGCAAGGATTATGGTTCTTCAAGAATGGAGTGATGAGAGAGAGTTCTCAACCATATTGTTATCACAGATAACAGGACTATCTCAAGAGGAAATTGAAAACGCTGATTACCAAGAAATTTTAGATGCTGCACAGACCATTTCAAAGTATTTCTTACACGATAGCACAGAGTTTAAAAATGAGTTTGAGTTTAATGATAAGAAGTATAAATTTTTAGATTTACCAAACTTAAAGTTCGGGGAGTTCATTGATATAGATGGATTCTTAACCAAGCCAGTTGTTGAGAAGAAGAAGGAGATGAACTTGCTTATGGCAATGTTATATCGTGAGGTTGATGAGGATGGAAACTATCTACCATATGATTCAAGTAAAGTTCAACTAAGAGCTGAAGAGTTTAAGAAACTACCAGTGAAATATGTGAATGGAGCATCAAGTTTTTTTTTGCGTTTAGGAAAAATATCACAAGGAAATATGACGCTCTCTTTTTGGAGCAGAGTGAAGATGATGATGAAGATGATTTATCTGTCCGTGAAGTTTCTTCTTTTAATAAGTTTTGGGGTTGGTTTGGGACTCTTGTTACACTGGCGAACGAAGATATCACGAAGATTGACGAGATTACTCAATACCCGTTAATATTTGTATTGAACTATTTATCATATAGTAAAGACTTAGGAGACATAAGAACGAGAGAACTACAAAAACAAAAAATGAAATATAAAGTATAGAGTATGGCAAACGCAGTAGGATATTATAATTTTAAAAAGATAGTTGATTTACTTAAACAACTACAAACATATCACGAACAACTTCAAGGTTGGGGTATCGGTGATGTTAATCAATTAATCTATTACACAGAGGAAAGATTAAAGGTTGATAATACCGAACAAAATTATGCACCATATTATCCATTGATGTGGGTTATGCCAGAAGATGCGACAACTGATGGTAGACAAACTGTATATACATTCAACATAATGATTATGGACATTCTTAATACCAAGAACTTTGATGTTGAAACAGATATATGGAGTGATACCTTAGACATTCTAAAAGATGTTATAGCTCAATTAAAATATGCAACAGGAATGGAATGTTATTGTAACTTGGATATTGATTATCCTGTTCAAATGACTCCATTCAGTGAGTCCTTTGATGACTATGTGTCAGGTTGGACTGGCAAAATAAGTTTAAGAGTACCTGATGCGATTGATAGATGTGACGCACCATATGCTACTTTCCCACCATGTGATAATAATTCAGGACAATAATGGCAGAAGAAGTTGTATATACTGAATATCAAAAGGCAATGATAGTATTCGCCAAGAAGTTTCAAGACACACTTAAAGCTTCATTGGTAAAACCATATCCATTTGCACCAGGTTATAATAAAGAACGTAGAGCGTTTGGTATTAGAAATATGAAGTCTAAGACTGGTAACTTGTATAATAGTATTCAAGTTAAGTTTGATTCATCATCTGATACCATTGTTGTTAGTATGTTAGATTACTGGCAAAATGTTAACGATGGTAGAAAGCCAGGTAAGTATGTTCCAATTAAACCATTAATGGATTGGATTAGACATAAAGGATTTAACAAGAATAAGAAGACTGGTAAGTTTCAAAAGTTTAACATTAAAGGAATGGCATTTGCGGTTAGTAAGAATATACAAAAGTTTGGTATCTCCCCAACTAACTTCTATGATGATGCATTTGTTGACTTCATTGAAGACTATGAGAACGGACCATTGATGGCATTGGGTGTTGATGTTCAAGACTTCTTTGCAAAGATAATAGACCCAACAAACAAATAAGACAATGAGTATTATAATAAATGTAAATCAATCACCACTAACTATAACTCCATCAAATGCGGAGCATATATATACATTATCTTCAACAGGATATACTTTATCAAACTTCAAGTATCTTGTTGACATATACTTTAAACCACAAGGTTTAAACGAACAATTGGTATCACGACTTAAAGTGGCACCAAACACTTATGGTAAAGCCATAATGGATGTTAGTGAAATCATTAGAACATTCTTAAACGGCAATCCAAGATTTTCAGGGCAAACATACCCTTATCTAAATTATGTTGCAGATGAAAATAGTGTTATTACTTTAGCCGACGCTCAAACAACAAGAGAATACAATGGTCACAATTTATGGTTCTCAGGAACACCAAACGCAAACCTTACTCAATTATGGCATGTTGCCCAATATAGATGTGTTGTTGGTTGTGAGTATACTTCAGGTAGTTCAATTGTAACAGATATAGTTTTAAATGCATCTTATCAACCTGATTATGTTACCATATTTCCTGGTGTTGATAACTCATTAATTCCTGAACCATTCTTACCTTATGGAACATTGGGTAGTGGTTATACTGGTTCTGCTAACTTCTTCCAAGTAGATAATCAAGGATGGTATTACTATGATTTATTTAGACATGTATATCAAAGACCTGGTGCGACAGAATGTCGTAACTACACTTACAATAATGTGACTGGATTACCAATTCAAATTACATATAATACATGTGATTATGTTCAAGAGACTATTGTTGTAAGTGCAACTTCTAGCACTACTTTTTGTGCATTAGAAGGTACAATTGTAATAAATTATAGTGGATGTACCTGTGATTCATATGATATTGAAAATAATTTAATAATGTCTGCAACAGTATTTTGGACTGATTGTTCAGGAAATACTCAAAGCACAATATTAACATCTTTAGAGGGTATTCAAACATGTGCATGTAACGGAAGTGTATATTCTGAACCCGCAGGTGTAACTATAACTAACTTAGGTAATTGTGGTGGATGTATTTGTAAGGCATATGAT